AAACTTATCTTCACTGAGTTTTACAGCATATATGGTAGAAGGAATAGCACCACCAGATGTTTGAATACCAGTTCCATCATTCTTATAAGTTAACTTCTCTCCAGTAATTAAAAAGTGATCTGCAAACTGTAAAGTATTAGCGTTTATATCAACAACTGTTGTATCATCATCAGGAGACCAGAATTTCTCAAAGATTGGTCTGTTTCTATGAGTAAGATCAAAATTCCGTTTAACAACAGCAAGAGTACCAGTGTAAACACCTTCTCCATTACGTAGTTGTCCGACTGAACTACCATCTCCAATTCCGATAGTGTTAATACCAACCCCAGTCCTTTGATTCTCTACTGCCTGTCCAAATACTCTAACCTTAGTAGCAATATTAGCATTAGGTGTAAAGTATAAGCAGAAATCAGTACCAGAGAATCCAGCACCAACTGTACCTAATCCAGTAACCATAGATCCAGTAGGAGAATCATATGAAAGTACATTTCCATACTCTGCTTCATACATCTCTGTTACTAATCCATCAGATGCTTGAATGGTAAGTAATTCTTTTAATTCTGTCTTACTATTTGTTGTATCTTCTATAGAAACAAACCAATAAGAACCTTCATACTCATCACTAGTAAATCCACAAACCTTATTTTCACCAGGAGTAGCAGAAGCAGTAATAGATGTATAGAAAGAACCCATCATTGACTCTACCATAGTAGTAGTGCCAACACCAGTTGCAGTCTTACTTAAATCATAATCAATAACTTTAACAGCACAATTAGTGCTAACACCTGCTGCAGGATAGAAATTGAGGTTAGTTAATCCACTTGTTTGAACACCAAAGGTTCCAATAAATCCACCAGTAGATAAAGTACCATATTCAACCATTCCAGTAGAAGCATCAGTTGCACCAGGAATAACATTAACTTCTGTTATTTGATGAGTGCTAATGCCTTCTGTGGTTTGCATTACCTCAACAATCAACTTATTACCAGCAGAATTAGTAGGATTTGCTTGCCAAATTGTAGTTCCAGCACCAATAGCAGTTGTAGTAGTAAATCCAGAAATTGTAACTAAATCACCTATGGATGTTGATCCAGTACCAGTTGTACCACCTGTTTGGATACCAGGCATATTATTAAAGTCAACAGATATGAAATCTATAACATAATTGTTTAATTCATACTTAGTAGGATAGAAATCAAAGTTTGCATAAGCACCACTAAATCCATAATCAAAAGAACCTAATATTCCTTGACTATCAACACTGTATTGATTGATCCATGCATTAGAACCATCTGATACAACATTAAAGATACCACACTGATTTTCTGCAGTATAACGAGTATCTTTTACATTATAGAAGTACCTATGACTTGTAAATTGATCCTTTGTAACAAAATCAAACTTCTGGAATGGGTCAGTTCTAGGCTTACTGTTGAATAAGTCACCAACATCATCTATTGACAGAACTCGGTTAGTTCTTGCTTCTTCATAATCAGTAAGAATCTTATTCTCAAGAACTATATCTTTAGAAACAGTTATTTGATTTTCAGTACTAATTCCAGCAACTTCAACAGTCAATTCTGTAGCATTATCAAAATCAAGTCTTGTGTCAACATCAGAAGTTGAAATTAAATCAACTTTGATTGAAACTTCCTGCCCACCAGCAGCATTTGCTGCAGCAGCACCAAGTCCAGGATTAGGGAATCCAACACCACCAGTTCCATAAGAACCATCACCTTGCTCATCAGCACTTCCAGGTCTTCCATCAAAAGATTCAAGTTCCATATCAGAGAACTTCTTAAATCCACTGGTATGAGTAACCTCACCAACTACATCTTTCCAACTCTTATATTGAATTGGTGATTTAACTGAATAAGCAAATGCTTGATAATAGTCATTATCATGAATTCTTTGTCTAGAATCATTTAAGAATCCAGTTACTTCCTGGAATCCTTGTTTTTGTTCTACAAGAGGTCCAACATCAAAAGTAGAATCAAATCTCTCAATTGATTGAACAAATCCAACCTGATTTGAAGAACTACCCTCAATTTGCCCACCAGCTTCAAATACATCACTAGTAGCAACTCTTAAAGTGTTATTATTTCTATTCCATCCAACTATAGTACCAGTTTTAGTACCAGTTAGAGTTTCTTGTGTAATTTTCTCTTTAATACTAAAATCACCTTTTCTAGTAACAGGTACAAATCCAGGGAAATGTTTTTCCGGTATTACTCGTCCCGCTGACGTATCTGGGTTAAATTCACCAGGATTATCATTTTCTAGAACAAATGTAACCTTAGGATTAGCACCACCAAGATTAGGTGTTACAGAATTAAGTGTGAAGAGGTTGTAATTGTATTCACTGGAATTATATCCAAATCCAGTAGTAGCAATACCAACACCCTCAACTAAAACCTTATCTCCAACTGAGAATGGGAAATCTTGCCCTGTAGAGAAATCTTTATCTAATGTAAGTTCTACAGTTGCATTAGAGGTTGTAAATCCAACAGTTTCAATTCCAACTCCATTAGAGTTATGAATAGGTATAATAGATGGATTAGGATCTTGTAGTCTCTTAGTATTCTCGACTATAATAACACTAGAAACTCCAACAGAACCACTAACCTCTGTTTTAATATCCATCTCACTGAGAATTGTATCACTCACTCTATCTTTAACAACCAATTTAGGTGGAGTTGAGTAGTTGCTACCACCAGAACTTAACCCAATATGATCTAAAGTTCTAAACCTATCAATCTTAAAGAGACTAGGTAATGCACCAGTTGGACGCATTGTTTTGTCATATGGGAATTCATATCCAGGATTATCAATCTTAGTTGTTTTAACTTGTCCTATAGAATCACTTTCAGCTCTTAAAATAGAACCATTACCATAAGTTGTTGCAGCAGTACCAGTATAATTCCTACTTACTGTACTAATACCAGGAATAGTATGATAACCAAATCCTTTATTAGTAATCTTAATATCTGCTATTGGGCCTAAAGCACCAGAAGAATTTGTCTCATATGACATCTTAGATGTCACATCAGTATATTCTGTACTTTCTGGTTCATTTGGTACATTAAAACTAAATGTAGTTGAACCAATAGAAGAAGTTTTAAATGAACCATTATAAAGAGAATCAACTAATCTAATGGTACTATAATTCTTAACAGTCTTATCTGTAATAATCTCAGACTGAACAGTAGTAATTCTATCTGGATTAACTGGTGTTAACTTATAATAAAGTAATTCTGGAGTCTTAGCGTTAGTTTGTAAGAATACTCTACCACCAGTAATACCAACAGAACCACTACTAGTAACATCAAATTGATCTGGAGTTGCAGTTAGATACTCATGTTTGAATGCATTATCTCTAAAGAAATCTACTGAGAATGCTGAATAAGTTGTACCACCAGAAACATTTGCTAAAGAACTATCAGCAACATTAAATTCTAATTTCTGTCCTCTAGTTATTTCAATTAATGGATTGACTGGAAGTAATGAATGTACTACAGCACCACCGGTATTACCTAAAGCAACAGCATTAGGATATTGAATATTTGCATTATAACGGTTTGAAGCTAATCTAATTTTGTCGGAATTATCTTTAATAACATAGTAACTATTATTATTAGTTAAACCAGATACAACACTAGTAGATTCGTATATAACTTGATCACCTGTATTCAATCCATGATTTGTAATTGCAATAGTATTATTAGTTGTATTAACACTATCCTGTACAAATGTTGCTAATCCAACGGTTGCCTTTCTATTATAATCACTATACTTAATATTATAAGAACTAGTAATTCCAGGCATTACATCCAAGAATATAGTATCACCAACTCCAAGTCCATGTGCAGTAGTTGCAGTCGCTGTGACAACTACTTTTTCAAGTATACCAGTAAGTTGTACATCTGTAGTTGTTAATGAATGAGTTACTCCAGCACCAACATTATGGAAATAAAGTTGTGTAGCAGCAGTAGAAGCAACACCAACATTC